CTCCACCTGCAGAACCTCCATAGAGAACTTCTCTTTCTGACGCTGCAAGAAAATCTGTTTGAGGACCATCATTAGGTCTAAATATTACCTTTCTATTTTGAGTAGGATCTTGAAGTTCACTAACAGTTTCCGTATTGTTTTGAGTCTTAACAACACTAGGAGATGATAGCTGCTCCGACTCTTTCTTTTTCAATCTTCTCGGCTGCTTCAATCGCTTTTTTGAGCCGTTCAGCCCAAGTACGCTTGATTGCAACTTTTCTCTTACGCTGCTGCTCATTCTGTATCCTTTTACGCAAACCTACATGAGAAATAGGTCTGTCTGTTGTTTTA